GTAACCAGAGCACGTAATGTACTACTGGCTTACTTTCTAAACTCCGATTACACCCATCTACTCTATATCGATGCCGATATTGAATTTCAAGTAGAAGATGTACTTAAGCTATACGCCGCCGATAAGGATGTAGCAGTAGGGGCCTATCCTAAGAAGGGTGTTGCATGGCAGCGTATTAAAGATAGTATCGCCGCCGATCCTACTAAGGAAATGACCGATAAAGAAATTGCATCTCAAGGTTCTGACTATGCAGTTAACTTTAAGTTTGTAAATAAAGAGGCTAAGTCTATTGCAGTAGAAAATGGCTTGGTCAAGCTACACGATGCAGGTACTGGGTTTATGATGATTAAGCGTGAGGCTATTCTTAAGTTAATTAAAGCCTACCCTGAGATTAAGTACAATAACGATGTAAATATCAATAACAACGAATTGTCAGATAAATTCTACGCGTTGTTTGATACTATGATTGATCCAGTCGATCGTCGCTATCTATCAGAGGATTATACATTCTGTAGACGTTGGCAAGAAATTGGTGGTGATATTTGGTTAGATCCCTCTATCTCTCTCAACCACTACGGTCATTTCTGCTTCCAAGGTAACCCTAATGCTATCATTAATTGGGGTGAGCCTATTGAACCACCAGTAGTAAGTGATGTAAAAACTATTGATCTACCCGATGAAGTAGAACAAACTACATAAAGTAGTTATAATCACTATATTATGAAGCTATCTGAAATACAAGATGAATGGTTAAAAGACTCTTCGATCGATGAATTAAATCTCGGTCGAGAGTCTACTCGTGTTCCTATCTTACATTCTAAGTATTTGGTTCAACTATCTAAAGTAAAACTCCTACACCGTAAGGCTGAGTCTGATTACTTTAGTACCAGGCGTTTAAAATACAGATACTATAGGGGTGAGATGACTAAGGAAGAACTAACAGTTCTAGAATGGTCACAGTTTCAGGGTAATAAACCCTTAAAAAATGAGATGGATGAGTTCTTACAATGCGATGCCGATCTTATTATCTTACAGGATAAGGTAGAGTATTTTAAGACTGTTATCTTTACCCTGGAACAGATACTTAGATCTATTAATTCAAGAACCTGGGATATAAAGACCGCTGTGGAATACTTAAAGTTCACCAACGGAGCAATGTGATGAAATTCTATACTGATACTAATACCACAGATACATCCTTTCATAATATGTTTATGTTAGGTTATACCATGCATACAGTGCCTGCTGCAGTATTAGCGCAATTAAAAAAAGAAATAAATCAACTTGTAAGTACAAATTTTGAATCCGCTATACCGTATAATTACACATTGGCAGGAGCAATTGAAAAAGAATATAGGTTAACCGAGTCGGTTAAAGTAATTAATGAATATACTCAAACAATTACACCCTATTACTTAGAGCAATGGAATAATACAAGGAAAAAGCATGAGCAGTATACACTTTCAAAAACAACTATAAGTGATTTATGGGTAAACCTACAAAGAAAATATGAATATAACCCTCTACATCTACATCAAGGAATTTTAAGCTTTGTAATTTGGATTAACATACCATATAATCTAGATGATGAAAGAAATTTACCTAGCATGCAATCGAAAACAACTGCTAATTTACCTAGCTTTAATTTTCGCTATCCAGATTTTATGTCACCAGGTGGTATGGGGATTCATGTTATTGAGGTAGATAAAAAATATGAAGGTAAATTAATCTTATTTCCTTCTTGTTTACTTCATGAAGTTACACCTTTTTATACAAGTGATGATTACCGTATTTCAGTTTCTGGTAATATCTCACTCGCTGCATAAAAATGTCAAATATTCAAATTGTAAAGAAAAATGAAGTTTACATTAAGGTGCAGTGTGATCCTTCTATAGCTCAGGAGATATCAGAACACTTTACCTTTGATGTACCCGGGGCTAAGTTTAACCCTCTATTTCGTAATAAGATGTGGGATGGTAAGATCAGACTTTTTTCTGTACTTACTAAGGAAATATATAAAGGTCTTTTAAGTTATCTTGAGCATTTTGCCGAGGTAAATAACTACACTATAGATTATGAACAATACTCTTCTCAACACGATGCAATCACTCCTGAACTGGTCAAGCAGTTTGTGGAAGAACTCAACATATCATTGCCCGGTGGGGCTACCGTTAGAGAATATCAACTTGATGCAATCTATCGTGCCATCTTTGACAGTAGACGTCTTTTACTGTCGCCCACAGGTTCCGGTAAGTCTCTCATTATATACTGCCTACTACGTTGGAATGAGCGCTTTGGACGCAAACAGCTTATCTTGGTCCCAACTACCTCGCTCGTCGAACAAATGTATTCGGACTTTCAAGCCTACTCTGAACTGAATGGCTGGAAGTCTTCTCTTAACTGCTCTCGAATATACGCTGGTCACGATAAGACCAATCTACTACCAATAGTTATATCTACATGGCAATCGGTTTATGAATTACCTAAAAAGTTCTTCGAAGAATTTGATTGTGTTTATGGTGATGAGGCTCATAACTTTAAAGCTAAATCCCTTACCTCCATAATGCATAAGATGGTCAATACACCCTATCGTATCGGTACCACTGGTACCTTAGATGGGATGAAGACTCATAAACTGGTATTAGAAGGTTTGTTTGGCCCGGTGTATAAGGTAACCTCAACTAAGGCGTTGATGGATGAGGAGCAGTTGGCCGAGTTAAGAATATTTGCTTTGATATTAGAATATAGTGATGAAATAAAGAAGCAAAATAAAGATCTTAAGTACCCCGAAGAGATGGACTTTCTTGTAGGGCATGAACCAAGAAATAAATTTATTCGCAATCTTGCCTTATCACAAAAAGGTAATACCCTTGTGCTCTTCCAATATGTTGAAAAGCATGGTAATATCTTGCACGAGATGATAAAGGCAAAAGCGGAAGAAGGTAGACGTATATTCTTCGTATACGGTGGTACAGATACTGAACAGCGTGAACAGATACGACATATTACTGAGAAAGAAAATAGTGCTATTATTGTTGCTTCCTACGGTACTTTTAGTACAGGTATAAATATTAGGAATCTACATAACGTTATATTTGCATCCTCTACTAAATCAAGAATAAGAAACTTACAGTCTATTGGTAGGGGTCTTCGATTAGGAGATGATAAAACGCATTGTAATCTCTATGATATTGGTGATGATATGACCTGGAAGACAAGAAAGAACTTTACCCTTCTTCATATGATTGAAAGAGTAAAAATCTATAACGATGAACATTTTGACTACAAAATAGTTAAGGTACAAATTTAATGCATTGTAAGTTTATCAAGTTAACTAACGGTGAAGATATAATTGTTCAAACTGATGATGCATGTGATACGTTTAGTAATAAAGAATTTATCAGCGTAGTAGACCCGGTTCTTATTTCCTCTATGAGAAGAGCTCATGGGAATATGGTTATCGAATCCTATGTTATGCAGCCTTGGTTAAAAATGGGTAATATAGATGTTGTCCAACTACCAACAAAAAATATTGTAGTTGCGGTTGATATACACGAAATGGCAGAAAAGCAGTACATGACATACATAGAAGAGTATGCTGTAATGAAGAATTCCAATAGTGATACCAACTTTTTAGAAGAGGCAGATGATGAAACAGATGATGAAACGTTTGAATCATTAATGGAAACTTTAGATAATAATTCTGACGAGGAAGAAGATGGACACACAAGTAAACGACCAGACAGAACCTATCATTGAATCAAAACCAGTACCGGTTCATTACGTTGATAATAAGAAATTCTTAGAAGCGTTAAATGAATATAGAGCACAGGTTTTAGAGGCAAAAGAAAAAGGTTTAGAGAAGCCTATTGTAAGTAGGTACCTGGGAGAGTGTTTTATAAAAATCTCCACTCACCTATCTTATAAAGCAAATTTTATTAATTATACTTTTAAAGATGATATGATTTCGGATGGTATTGAGAACTGTTTAACAGCAGTAGAAAAATTTGATCCCTCCCGCTCCTCAAACCCATTTGCCTATTATACACAGATTATTTACTTTGCCTTTATTCGAAGAATTCAAAAAGAAAAAAAGCAAACAGCAACTAAGTACAAGATGCTGGAAAATATTGATATAGATCAGATCGTAACACAGTCTGAAGACAATCATGAAATGGTTAATCACCTGTTAGAAATGGTTAGGAGACAGTCAGATTTAATTGACCCTGATCGTAAGACTATTAAAGGTAAGCCAGGTAGGAAAAAGAAAGTAGTTGAAGATACCAGAACCCTTGATTCTAATTAAGAAGTAGTATATAATAGGCGTATGCCTGTTAAAGTATATTACTACGTAAAAGATAAAGAGGGTTACTCCTCAGAAGATAAGACTTATTATAGTGAGGAAGAAAACCTATACCTGTGGCAACACATTAATAGGGCTCGTAAAGAGGCAGGTGTTTCTAGAGAGAACTTCTTCATAATTAATACCTCTTGCTCTCCTCGTAAAAAGTCTACCTGGATTTGTCCAGATTGGCCTGTTACTCCTTTCCCTAAGCTTAAAAAAACTAAGCTGGCTTTCGGTAGATACGTTATCGAAAAGCCACCTGAACCAGTTGATCCTGATTATGAGTAGCCTATATAATGGATCGTGCCCTTCCACGTACAACTAGGAGAATCTAATG